GGCGTCCTTCATCACGAACGCGGCGGGCAGCCAGGACGACAACTCGTCGTTCATCCAGTTCGGCCGGACGATGAACCAGATCCGCATCACGGCCGACGCGCTCGGGCCCTCGTTCGACCGGCTCGGGGCCGAGTTCGCCGCGACGAAGACCGCGATCGAGAACTTCAACCCCGCGATGGAGAACGCGAACGAGCACCTGGCCGACCTGAAGACCCGGCTCGACGACCTCCAGGGCCTCCAGAACGTCCGGGAGGTCATCGGCTCCGGGCTCCAGGGGCTCGGGTCCGGGATCAACGCGGCGTTCAACGACATGATCAACGGCTTCCAGAACGTCAAGCAGTCGTTCGCGACCATCGGCCGGAGCATCGCATCGTCCATGATCGAGAACATCGTCAACACCGGGATCAAGAAGGTCACCGAGGCGCTGAACAACTTCCTCGCGGAGGTCGCGAAGGTCGGCCTCACGAAGGCGCTTCTCGGCATCGTCGGCGGCTCGGCCGCGAACACGACCGCCTCGGCCGGGGGCGGCAACCTCTCCGGCCCCGGCGGCGACGCGTTCAACAGTGGCATCGTGACGCAGCACGGCGGCGTCTTCAACGGCGCCCAGATGCGGGTGATCGGCGAGGCCGGGCCCGAGGCGGTCATCCCACTCCGCGGCGGTAAGGTCCCGGTCATGCTCTCGGGCGCGGCCGGGGGCGTCATCGTCAACGTCCTCACGCCGCCCGGCAACACCGCCGAGGTCACGGACGGGCGCGGGCCGAACGGCGAGACGGTCAAGAACGTCATCATCCGCGCCATCCGGCAGAGCGTCGCGAGCGGCGAGTTCGACACGATCATGGCGACGTACGGCGCCCGCCGCACCGGGCTGAGCCGCTGATGGCGACCTGGCCCGCCTCCCTCCCGCAGACGCTCCTCCAGGCGTCGTACAAGGAGACGCTGCCCCGGACGAAGATCCGCACCCAGATGGACGCGGGCCCCCCGAAGCAGCGGCGCCGCTACACCGCCGCGCCCCGGCCGATCACGGCGTGCCAGAACCTCACGACGACGCAGGTCGCCGACCTCAAGACGTTCCACAACACGACGCTCCAGGGCGGCGCGCTCGCCTTCGACTGGACCGACCCGATCCCGGGCTCCGGCACCGTGAGCTTCCGCTTCGTCTCCGAGCCCGAGCTGGTCCCGCTCTCCGGGAAGCTCCACCGCGCGGCGTATGAGCTGGAGATCATGCCCTAATGCCGCGCGCGCTCTCGACCGCCGCCAAGCAGGCCATCTACGCGCAGGAGACCGGCGAGGCGTTCCTGATGCTCCTCACGATCTCGCACGCGGCGCTCTCGCCGTCGCTCCGGTTCGTGAACAACACCGTCGACGTGACGAGCCGGGGCAACGCCTACCTCGGCTGGCCGTTCCAGCTCGCGCTCCCGGCGGAGTTCGACGACCAGCTGCCCGTCGTCCAGCTCCAGATCGACAACGTCGACCGCCGGATCATGGAGGGCGTCCGCGCCCTGACGACCGCACCGGCCGTGACCCTGGAGGTCGTCCTCGCCTCGTCGCCGGACACGGTCGAGGCCGGGCCGTTCTCGTTCTCGCTCAAGTCGGCGGAATACGACGCGCTCGTCGTCGTCGGCGTCCTGGCGTTCGAGGACGTCCTGAACGAGCCGTACCCGCAGCATACGTTCACGCCGGGGAAATTCCCGGGGCTCTTCCCGTGACCGCGCCCTGGGCGGCCGAGTACGTCGGCATCCCGTGGCTCGCGAAGGGGCGCGGCCGCGAGGGCTGCGACTGCTGGGGGCTCGTCCGCCTCGTCCTCGCCGAGCGGTTCGGCGTCGAGCAGCCGTCGTACGCCGAGGGCTACGCGAGCCCGGCCGAGCGCGAGGAGATCGCCGCGCTCCTCCGGGGCGGCGTCCCGGCGAACGGGTGGCTCCAGGTCGACGACGGCGAGCGCCCGGGCGACGGCGTCGTCTTCCGGCTCCTGAACGTCCCCTGGCACGTCGGCGTCGTGGTCGGCCCCGACGAGTTCCTCCACGTCGAGGAGGGGATCGGCGCGGCCTGCATCGACCGGCTCTCCTCGCACCGCTGGGCCCGCCGCCTCGTCGGCGTCTACCGGCACGAGCGCCTGGCGTGATGTTCATCGACGACGACCCCGAGGGCCAGACGGGCGGCGGCGACTACCCGGCGCTCCGCTTCGACGACCTCATCCATGTCGCGGCGGTCCGGCGCCCGTTCTCGATGGACCGCGACCTCCTCGACGTCCCGGACGAGGGCCTGACCATCGCGGAGCTGCTCGCCGAGGTCGGCGTCCCGGCCTGGGCCGAGACCCGCGTCTTCGTCGGCGACGCCTACGTGCCGCCCGCGATGTACGCGCGCGTCCGGCCCCGCCGCGGGGCGACCGTCACCGTCCGCGCCGTCCCGCGCGGCGGCGGGGGCGGGAGCGGCAAGAACATCGGGATGATCATCGTCGGCATCCTCCTGATCGTGATCGGCGTCGCGATCTCCGGCACGTGGGCTGGCGTCGCCTCGCCGTACCTGATCGGCGCTGGCGTCTCGCTCCTGCTCTCCGGGGTCATCAACATCCTCGTGCCCCCGCCGACCGCGCCGCGCCTGCACCCGCTCTCGGGGCTCGGCTCGAACGACGCGGAGAGCCCGACGCTCGCGATCGCGGGGCAGCTCAACGACGCGCGGCCGTACGGCATCGTCCCGCGCCTGCTCGGTCGGCACCGGATGTTCCCGCCATACGCCGCGCTGCCGTTCACCGAGATCGTCGGGGCCGACCAGTTCCTGCGGGTCCTCTTCTGCCTCGGCATCGGCCCGGTCGAGATCGAGGACCTCAAGATCGGCGAGACGGCGATCGAGAACTTCCACGACGTCGAGATGGAGGTCCGCACCGGCGAGGCGGGCGAGCCGCCGATCACGCTCTACACGAACGACGTCTTCGAGGACCCGCTCTCGGTGGCCCTGACGTTCGCGGGCGGGCCGCAGATCCGGACGAGCAAGATCGGCGCCCGCGAGCTGTCCGTCTCGTTCGCGTTCCCGCAGGGCCTCGTCCGCTTCGTCGGCTCGGGCACGAAGGAGGCCGTGACCATCGCGGTCGCCGTCGAGTACCGCTCCGTGGGCGCCACCGCGTGGGTGACGGCCCCGGGGTCGGCGGTCGTGACGACCGAGGCGCGGACGGCCGTGGTGCGCGCCGGCCTCCGCTGGCTGCCGCTCCTCGCCGTGACCTCGACGCCCGGCTCGGCCTGGACGCAGGCCGGGTTCGCCTCGTTCACCGCGTCGCGGATCAACGACGGCGTGCTCAACGTGATCGCCTTCGACGCCGATGCCGCCGTGCTCGGCTCCTGGCTCCGCTTCGACTCCGGGGTCGGGCTCGCGAACTCGTTCGGCCGCGTCCTCGTGACCTCGGCCGGGGGCGCCGCGAACGTCGTCTGGAACGTCGAGATGTCCGACGACGGCCTGGCCTGGACGACCGTCTACGCCGGGTTCACGACCGGCGCGGGGACGTCCGAGTCCGCCGAGTGGGCGGCCCCCGCGACGCCCGTCCGCTTCTGGCGCCTCGTCAAGCAGAACGCCGCGACCGCCGGGCCGGACTACTACGAGGTCCAGTGGTGGCAGGCCGTCCCGGACTCGAACACGACGGCGCAGTTCGACGTGCGGCTCACGCGGACCACGGCCGACGCGGTCGACCCGAACCAGCTCGACCTCACGGTCTGGTCCGCGCTCCGGACGTTCAAGGCGAGCCCCCCGGTCACGCTCGCCGGGCTCGGCGTCGTCGCGATGCGGATCAAGGCGACCGACCAGCTCAACGGCGTCCTGAACAGCTTCAACTGCGTGGCGACCGCCAAGCACCTCGACTACGCGACCTACGCCGGCACGGTCATGGCGGAGAGCCCGATCGTCTACCTCCGCCTCGGCGAGGTCGCCGGCGCCCCGACCGCGTTCGACGCGAGCGGGAACGCGCACGCCGGGGCGTACCAGGGCGGGCCGACGCTCGGCGTGGCCGGGCTCGTCGTCGGCGACGCCGACACCGCCGCGACCTTCGACGGCGTCGACGACGCCATCACCACGTTCGCCGGGCTCACGACCGTCGACATGGGGGCGGCGAGCTTCACGTTCGAGTGCCTCTTCAAGGCCGCGAGCGTGGCGGCCGGGACCCAGACGATCGCGGCCAAGGGGAGCGGCGACGTCTTCACGAACGGCCCGCTCGGCTGGGGCGTCCGCCGGAGCGCGGCGACCATCCAGTTCGCGCGCAACCCGGGCGGCGGGTCGCCGACGATCTCGACGACGAGCGGGAGCATCACGGCGAACACGCTCTACCACCTCGTCATCCGCTACAACTTCGCCTCCGGGCAGGTCGTCATCTCGCTCAACGGCGCGGACGTCGCGACCACGTCGGTCGGCGCCGTCGCCTACGCCGACACCTACGACCTGACGGTCGCCCGGAACACGGCGGGGAGCTTCTGGGCCGGGACGCTCGACGAGGTCTCGGTCTCGC